CAACAAGCATTTTGAAAGCAAGAATGACAAAATCAACCGTTTCTTGAATTTAGCGAAGCAAATCAAAAAGTAAATTTCAAACAATAAAAATCAAAAACAATGGCTTTTGACGTTTCAGCATTAGCAAACTACACCAAAGAGAACGAAAAACTTTTGGTGACTTCTTCCATCTTGGGAAACAAAACCGCAAACTTGATCAAAGAAGCCGGCAACGTACTTGTCGGAATCAAGTCAAGTGAGAAGGTCGGACGTATGGAAACCGACGCAATCTTCCAAAGTGGTTCATCTTGCGGATTCAACGCGAGCGGATCGACAACTTTTTCGCAGCGTACAATCACCGTTGGTTCTATCAAGGTGAACGAAGCGCTTTGCATGAAAGATTTGGAAAGCAAGTATTTGCAAAAGGCGTTACCCTCCGGAAGCCGATACGATGCAATGGTATTCGCTCAAGAATATACCGATCGCAAATCCAAGCGCATCGCCGCACAACTTGAAACCGCTTTGTGGCAAGGTGACACCGTTTCCGGAAATGCAAATCTTTCCCGCTTTGATGGTCTGATCAAATTGATCGGCGCAAGTGGTGTTGAAACAAACAACACAACATACTTCGGAACACCCGCAACATCAATCACAACCGCGAACGTTGTTGCCGTTTTCGATGCCGTGTACAAAGGTATGCCCGCTGAAGTTGTTGCCGCTGACGACATGACTATCTTTTGTGGTCAAGACGTGTTCCGTACATATACAATCGCGTTGAAGAATGCGAATATGTACCATTACACCGCTGACGTAAAATCCGATAGCGAATTCGTTCTTCCCGGTACAATGATCAAAGTCGTTGCCGTTCAAGGTCTGAATGGTACGAATAAGATCTACGCGATCCGTCTTTCAAATTTATTTTTGGGTAGCGACTTACTCGATGAGCAAGAAAAATTTGAAATCTTCTATGCACGCGAAAGTGATCAAGTACGATATGTGTGCGAATTCAAAATGGGTGTGAACGTTGCATTTCCCGATGAAGTGACAAAATTCACTATCTAATTTTGACCGATATAAGGCGGGGTCAATTTCGAAGGGTATGACCCCCGAATGAGATCCCGCCTATTTTTTAACAAAGAAAAACCGAAATAAAATGCCTTGCGCACTTACTCAAAATTATGTTCTTGATTGCCATGAAGGTCTTGGTGGTATCAAAAACGTTTGGTTGATCGCACACGCAAACGTGACAACCGTGACCGAAGCGTCCGGAATCGTTTCCGCGATCACCAAATCAGCCGGAAAGATTTTCTACAAGTATGAACTTGTCAAGAATACCGGATCGCTGACCGAAACAATCACTTCTTCAATTGAAAACGGAACCGTTTTCTATGCCCCGGAACTGTCGATTGTATTGAACAAACTTCAAGCAAATACCCGCAACGAAATTTTGTTGCTTGCAAAAAATACTTTGATGGCGGTTGTTCAAGACGCCAACGACAAGTATTGGTTGTTGGGTCGTCAAAATGGTATCGACGTGACCGGCGGAACCGCCGCAACCGGAACCGCGCAAGGTGACCGCAACGGGTACACGCTGACTTTCACCGGTGGTGAAAAAGAACTTGCCCCCGAAGTTGCAAGCGGTGTGATCAGTACGCTTGGCACTTAAGTTTTGCTTTCGTGATTCGTGAATATGGGTTGATCGAGCCGGTACGTTTGTGCCGGCTTTTTTTTGCAAAATGCCGACCCTTTTATATTTACTAACATGATCCACTTGACGAAAGGGAATGTTCAAAATATCGTGATGACGTTAACTGAAAAGAAGACGCTTGCATCACCGAATTTTCTTTTCTATTTCAAGCATCGGTCAACGAATGAAGTCGTTGCGTTTGTTTTTTTGAACGCGTCAAACACGTCTTTGTTTCAATATCGGTTCGATCAATTTTCAATCACCGTGAACACGAACTTTGCGAATGCGACGGAAGGTGAATATGAATACTTCATATACGAACAAACAAGCACGACAAACATCAACCCCGCAAATGCGATCGGTCTTCTTGAATCCGGGATCATGAACTTGAATGCCGCGACATCATTTGCGTTCACGAAATATCAAACTTCAAATTCATTCGTTGTAAGATGATGGACAACATTGTGATCTTAAACTTCGCGGAAGCGAAACAACCGGAATACCGTGAGAAACGCGGTCAAGGGTATATCGAATTCGGTGAAAAAAACGATTATCCGGCGTATCTTCTTGCGCTTTACAATAAGAGCGCCAAACACAACGCGATCGTTCGCGGAAAAGTGAACTACATAATCGGGAACGGATGGGCGACAAAAGAAGAAGACGTTCGGTCGGAAATGTTCTTAAAGCAACCGAACCCGTATGAATCATTGAACGACTTGACCCGAAAGGTTTCAATCGATCTTGAAATCTTCGGCGGTGCATACCTTGAAATCATTTGGTCCGTCGTTGGCGGTCAGATCGCTGAAATGTGTCACATTGATTTCACAAAGGTCAGATCGAACAAAGACAATACGCAATTTTGGTACAAAAAAGATTGGACCGATCGCAAAGAAGAATCGAAGGTCATTCCGGCATTCAATACACAACTTCGGACCGGAAGTCAAATTTTGTACGTCAAAGAATACCGTCCCGGACTTGATACATACACGCTTCCCGGTTACATGGGGGCGTTGAACTATATTGAAAGCGACGTTGAAGTATCCCGTCACGTTCTTGGGAATGCTCAAACCGGGTTTTCCGCAAGCAAACTTATCACCCTTCCGAATGGTGAACCGACACCGGACGAGAAAAGAAACATCGAAAGACGCTTCACGGATCGATTCAGCGGGTCCGATGGCAAGAAGTTCATCTTGTCTTTCGTTCAAGATATTGGCAAGAAACCGATCGTTGACGATTTGGGCGCGTCAGATCTTTCGAAAGAAGATTTCACGACCGTTGACAACATGATTCAAGCGAACATATTCGCCGGTCACCAAATCACTTCGCCGACGCTTTTCGGGATTGCAACGCCCGGTCAATTGGGTACACGGACCGAAATCCGGGATTCGTATGAAGTTTTCAAAAACACTTACGTCAATGACAAACAACAATTCATTGAATCCGTATTCAATCAATTGGCGCGGATCAATGGTGTTGTTTCTGAAATATACATCAAACCGGTTGAGCCGATCAATTACGAATTCAGCGAATCGACCCTTGTTCAAGTAATGACGCAAGACGAGATCCGCGAAAAAATCGGGTTGACGCCATTGAACGCGATTCCGGAGGGTTCAAGCGTTCCAGTGACTGACAACACGCAAGCGCTTGTCAATGAGCATTTGAAGGGATTGAAGGGTCGTGAATGGCAAAATCTTCAACGTGTCGTTCGAGAATATAACAAAGGAAAGATCACCCGCGATCAAGCATCGCAAATGCTGAAAAACGGATACGGACTTTCCGAAGAAGACGTTCAAACATGGTTGGGTGAATTTACCGATCATCAAGACATGGATTCGGTGATTCAAGTTTTCAGCGAATACGGTGAAGCGAAATCGAAGTATGAAATCTTGCGGACAAAGACCGTCTTTTCTTCTGACAATCTTGAAGAACAAGAACTTCAATTTCGTGATGAAACGATCACGGACAATCTTGACAAGAAGATCTTGACCGCGATTTCAAAGAATAAGAACGTTCCGATTGAAGATATTGCGAAGGGTCTTGGAATTGATCCAAATGAAATTCTTAATCGAATCACGGAACTTGTTGACATGGACGTTCTTGAATACGATCAAAATACGCGCGTCTCTAAATTGTTGAAACCGCTTTCGGAAGTTCTTGACAAACCGATCAAGCGGACATACCTTGTTCGATATTCGTATGAATGGAAGACGGAAGTTCCGAAGGGAAAAAGAAATTCAGCAAAACACCCTTCACGTCCATTTTGCGCCCGATTGATGGAAGTTGACCGTTTGTGGTCCCGCGCTGACATTCAGCAAATGTCCGGACGTCTTGGGTTTTCCGTATTTGATCGTGGTGGCGGATGGTGGGGCGATTCACCGTCTTGTCGTCACCGTTGGGTCAGTCATATCGTTGTAAAAAAAGAAGATTGATAAAAAGTAAAAAATGAGCCGAAATATCCTTTTCATATCGGTAACAACCATAAAAGAACGAACCGGTCTTCACAACAACGTTGACGAAAAACTTGTCAACCCGGAAATCTTGACTTCGCAAGATATGTACATTCTTCCGGCATTGGGGACCGCTTTGTATGAACGATTGCAAGACGGTGTCGTTGCGGCGAATCTAACCGCAAACGAAACGAATCTTCTTGATACATATATCACGCCGGCGCTTGTTTATTACGTCATGAGCGAACTTCCGATGGGGTTATCATATCAGTTCTACAACAAAGGAATGGTCCGCAAATCTGACGCGAATCAAGAAAACCCAAGCGCTCAAGAAATGATTGACGTCGCCGATAAATACCGGGCGAAGGCGGAATTCTACAAACAACGTCTTGTTAAGTATTTGAAGGAAAAATCAACGACGACAATGTTCCCGCAATACAACAATCCCGGAACCGGTGTTGACGTCATGATCCCGGACAATGAAGCGTACACGACTTCAATTTGGCTTGGGGATGATGATTGTTGTCGTGGCATGACCTTCGAAGAAAAGTATCAAGGGAACATCAATCGTTGTTGTGGCAAATAAGACATATTCAAAAAAGAATCAAGAAAAACTTCGCGTTTTTCTGAAAAAACAATCAAATGACGCTGAATCAATTGGTCAAGACGATCCAAGACATCGGGACGGCACACAAACAAATCGAAACGGTGTACTTCGGCGATCTTCCGGATTTTCTAAATCGCGGCGCTGAAAATGTGTATCCGGCGTTGTATTTTGATGTCACCGGCGCCAACATATCCGGGACGTCATTAAACATCAATTTTTCAATGTACTTCTTTGATCGTATGTTGCCGGAAGAAACAAACGAAACGGAAGTTCTTTCCGATATGCTTGAAGTGGCCTATGACATCATTGCGCAATTCAGATACAACAATTTTGACTTCGATCCGTTGGCAAACGTGACGATTGACTTCTTCACGGAAGATACACCCGAACTTTTAGCCGGCGTTCGCGCTGACATTATTCTTGAACTACCTTTCACCGCGGATCGTTGCGCCGTTCCGACGACGTACACATACCCGTCTTGATATATTTATTGACAAATGGCAAAT